TAGACAGAACTGAATGTGGTCGACAACTTGTTGCAAGACTAGGTGACAAATCTGTATTTGTTAGCGGTGCAACAAAAGGAACAAAAAGACAAGAAGAATATGACGAAGTTGCGGACAGCGTTGATAAGATTATTGTGGCTACCTATGGTGTTGCCGCTGTGGGTATTAATATCCCTAGGATTTTTAATTTGGTTCTTGTGGAACCCGGTAAAAGTTTTGTCCGCGTTATCCAAAGCATTGGACGTGGCATAAGAAAAGCCGAAGACAAAGATCATGTTCAAATCTGGGACATAACTTCAACTTGTAAATTTGCCAAGCGCCATCTAACCAAGCGCAAACAATTCTACAAAGAAGCCAATTACCCTTTTACTCAGGAAAAATTAGAATGGATGAAAATAAAATAACCATTGCAGTGTGTGGCGAAAGCTTCTGTACTGCTTGCATGGTTGAGCTTAAAGAAACAGGAGTAAGAGGACATTTTAGTCAGATACTCGAAGATCAATACGGCTACAAAGTTTTGCATTTTGCACATGGCGGGTGGAGTAACGCAGGAATATTGTTTCAAATACAAGAAGCAGTAAAGCACCAGCCTGATGTAATTGTTTACAATAAGACTTGGGCCAGTCGCGTTACTATTAAATTGAAAGAAGGATTTATTCCAGACAACGGATTGAAAAATTTTGTATATTTCAATCGCCGCATGCCTAGCACACACGAGCCCTGGGCTGGTGGAGAAAATGCTAACATTCTAAGTATAGTGCCGCAAGGATTAGAACACCATCCATTGGTTTCACCAGAAAAAAATCATGCTGTAAAACAGTATCTCACTGAATTGGTCAGTTACGATCTACAACAGACATTGGACAACTGGTTATTCGAATATTGGCACAATAAAATTGTAACTAATAACATATTACCAGTGTGTTTTAACAATGAGGACATTGGACAAATTGCCTACAAGTTTAGTGAAAAAAACCCAGATATTGATTCGCCGTTCCATACAGATCGTGACACACAAGAACAAGTGGCTGCTAATATTCATCGCAAGATCGTTGACAATCTGTCAGAAACCAAGTAAAATGATAACATGAGAATACTAACACTTGACAATGCCACTTATGATTTAGATCACCTGCCAGAAGAAGTAGATGACATGCGTTTTGCAATACTGGACAATTCAAACCCAGCCGAACCCGACTACCATTTTATCCCACTGATCTTTTTGGAAAGTTTTAATGCTCCTGCCCTTGTGTTACGCATCGGGGAACATACCATAAAGATGCCTATGGATTGGCAGATACTAATTGGTGAACCCGACGTTGGAGACTTGGAAGTGCTGCCACTTACATCAATCAACGATCGTGGGTTTAAAGTATTTCAGTTCAATCCACTGACCAGTTTCCGTCCCAGTTTCCCAGACATCGAAATTCTAGATGTGTATCATGAAGTGTCATGGTATGCGCCTAAACTCAAGAACGGTCAATTACTGGCAGTGCCTGTAAGTGACGGTGCAGATCCTGATTGTGTTTATTTTGTTAAAGACGTCAGCCGTAATTGCGAGATTGTGGACTATAATAAGGCTTGGTAATGCCCTACACTGAACCTGAACTATTTGAAATCATCAACCGCTTGGCCAGAGTGTATCTGGAAAGTTATCCCGACGACCGTGAAGGCCTAGAGCGTTTTCTGCGTTGGGCACATTTACAATACGGCTACCAGTATGGGAACCCTTAAACCAGATGCCACATACATCTATGAACGATCAGACGGTATCGTTTATGCTCGCGAGTTTGGAGCAGACCCTGGCACACGTCAAGTAGTAGGATATGAATCTGGTATTGAATACGATCCAGTATCTGGTCATAAAATAGACTACGAAGGCACGCCTGATGGCAGATCCTTACACGAACAGCTAATGGAAAGCAAGATGTGGGGAGAAATTAGGAGAGCTGCCAAAACTAATCCCACTTTACAAGATGCACTAGAACGTGCTATAATGATTTACAAACTGACTAAAACTAATGAGCGATAAACTGACCATTGCCAATGAGATGAAGATGTTTGACCGCAAGGTCAGATCATTCTATGACGATCTTACCGCAGAAGAAAAGAAAAAGTTTTCCAACTATCTCATGATACGCTGGGGATCAGCAGTAGAAGGTTCAAGAGAACTGCAAGAGTTTTATGTAATTGCTACCAACGAACGACTGAACAAGCACTTCTTTAACGTAAGCAAACATCCAAAACTGCAATGGCTCATGGCCACAAGTGTGAGTCCAGATCTTGGCGCACAACGTCATCCTTGGATTGCCCCAAAGAAAAAACAAGCCGGCCTAAGTGCCAAACGCAAAGCACTAATGGCAATGTATCCACACTATAAAGATGACGAGATAGATGTTATGGCAGCAATCACAACACAAAAAGAAATTGACGCATACAACCGCGCTGCCGGCAATGAAAAATGATACAGCAATTGGTTGTAAATGGATGCAGTTATGCACATTCTTACGCATTAGGTAATGGGCATATTGATCTAGCACAGCGACTAGGCATAACCAACGCTCACAGCATTGCTATTAGTGGCAGTGCCAATAGCCGAATACTTCGAACCACTCTCAAACACAGTTACACAGCACCACCAACCTTGTATGTGTTGGGCATGACATTTCTCAGCAGACTTGAAATACCCATCTGTGAACCTGAAAATGACTTTGAAGGGCGATGGGTAAATCCTCAAAATCAAGAGTTTGCTTACAGATGGCAAGTTGGTTGGAACAAAAAAGAGTCTGAGCAATTTGTAAACACCAAACTCAAGACCGAAGTATATAGCATTTTAGATCGCACTGAAGATCTCATGTATCGCATGCTCAGTACAATTGACAGTTTGAAATCTAGAGGACATCGAGTGCTGATGTTTCAACAAGCTGATGATTTGTATCACGAATATCTTGTAGATCCTAGATTGAGTTTGTTTTGTTGCCCAGAAATTATCAATGGATATCAATGGCGAGCAACTGCTTGGCAAGCGGCCCAAGGTGTAGAACCCACAAAGTATCCGTCTGGATCTATGTATGTTCCTCCAGACATGACACATCCGGCAATAGGACATCACGCAAATCTCAATGAGTTCTTGACAACTTACATACAAGAGCATAAAATACTACAATGACCCAATGCCAATACTGCAAGAAAGACTTTGCTCGAGAAACCAGTCTAGCAGTGCATGTGTGCGAATCCAAACGGCGTAGGCAGGAACGAGCAGAGCGTGGTGTGGAACTGGGCTTTCAAGCCTACATACGCTTTTATGAAATGAGTCAAGGGTCAGCTAAACTTAAAACGTTTGATGACTTTGCTGACTCGCCTTACTATCGTGCATTTGTGAAGTTTGGACGCTATTGCGTGAGCACACGCACTATCAACCCCAAACAGTTTCTTGAGTGGCTGCTGAAAAACAACAAAAAGATTGATCGCTGGGCGTCAGATCAACTGTACACAGAATATCTCATTCAGTATTTGCCCTTGGAAAATGTTGCAGATGCACTAGCACGAGCAGTGGAGTTTGGAATGGACTGGGCAGAAAAGAATTCAGCACAGCCGCAGGACTGTTTGCGATATGGCAGCACTCCGGCCATGTGCTATGCAGTCACAACAGGCAGGATATCACCGTGGGTGATTTACAATTCAGAGTCAGGGCAAAAGTTTTTAGGCGATCTTACTCCTGATCAGATCAGCATGGTATGGCCTTACATTGACTCAGATGTATGGCAAAAGAAATTTCACAACTATCCTGCTGATCAGGAATACGCAAAAGACATATTAAGCAAGGCAGGTTGGTAACATGGCAACAGTAATATTTTTAACACTCATACTATTACAAATCAAACACTGGTACATTGACTTTGTGGATCAAGATATGGTAGAGGTCAAGCACAAAGGCATCTACGGTCACTGGCTGGGCATGCGTCACAGTCTCAAACAAGGCATTGGTACAGCAGTCTGCGTTGGGCTGGTGGTAGGCCCTGCATACTGGGCAGCCAGTGTAATAATGGGCGTGATAGATGCTGTGCTACATTATCATATTGATTGGGCCAAGATGAACTGGGGCAATCGAGATCTACAAAATCCTAGCTTTTGGGCACACTTGGGCTTGGATCAGATGGCGCATCAGTTGACTTACATTGGCCTTGTGGCTATAATAGCATTATGATTAGAAATATTAGTGGCAGCAAATACATTCAAGTGTCGGGCGGTATGCACACCAATCCATACATCAGTCCAGGTGCCAGCGGAGCAGGCATGGTGCGGTGGAGCGCCAGCATGAATTGTTTGGAAATTAATGATGGCAATTCGTGGCAACAGCTTCACTCATCACATCCTATGATTTCACTCTCATCAGACGCCGAAACCCTGTTAGATTGGGCACGAGCCAAGCGTGATGAAGAATGGCGCATTGCTGCCCTGGCC